AGTCATTAAATGTTGAGAGTCCTACAAAAGTAGAAACACCAGTAACTCTTAATCCATTTTGAATAACAACGTAGTCATTAAATGTTGAGAGTCCTACAAAAGTAGAAACACCAGTAACTCTTAATCCATTTTGAATAACAACGTAGTCATTAAATGTTGAGAGTCCTACAAAAGTAGAAACACCAGTAACTCTTAATCCGTCTTGAATAACAACGTAGTCATTAAATGTTGAGAGTCCTACAAAAGTAGAAAATCCAGCAACATAGAGATCTCTTATGGTCGAAAGACCAAGAACATTAAGAGTTGCAATGGTAGCAATACCAATAATATAAAGATCAGTATCAACGATTACACCACCATTACTGTAGAAGTTTCCACCAACATAAAAGTCACCACCCGTAGTTGTGATGCCACCATTTGCAGCAACTGTAGTAATGCCACTGACATAAAGATTGTCTTCAATTGTGACAGAATCTCTAAATGTTGCAAATCCTACAAATGTTGAAATTCCAGATACATTTAGTCTTGCAATATCTGCTTGATCGAATGTTAAATCATCAAGACTTAAATCACCAGTAATTCTTACATCACCCTGAACATAGAGTGCCGTTTGTCCAGTAGAAACTGGTGAACGAATATCTAAAAGATATCCTGGTTTTGCAGTTCCAACACCAACAGACTGTGCAATTCCTGTTGGTCCTGCGATAACACTGAAGATTGTTCCACCAGTTCCAACTCTTAATTCGTTAAGAACTGTAGCAATTCCCGAAACAATTACATCAGTAGCACCAATTCCACCACGAACATCTAAATTATATCTTGGATTTGATGTTCCAATACCAACCTTTTTTGTTGTTGCATTTGCAAGAACAAGGTCTTGATTGACTTCAAAACCATTTTTGACTACAAAATTTTTATTAATAGCCATTGGGTTTCACTCTCCACCCATTAGTTTTTAAATATTTATCTATATAGCGTTCCTAACAACTACCTTTGCAAGTCCAGTATGACCACCTTGTCTTGTAGAAACTATTGTTACAGATCCATCAGTATATCCACTTCCTCCTCCACCACCTCCACCACCATTACCACCTTGACCACCGGTTGCACCATTTGCCCCATTTCCACCACCATTTAAGCCAAGTCCGGCAGTTTGTCTGATTGCATATCCAAGTTTATGTCCTCTATTAATAAATGCACTGTTTGGAATAACATACCCATCAGCATTTACTAACTGAACTGCACCAATATCCTGACAAGCAGAAAATCCTCTATTTAACCAATAAGAATTTCCTGGTGCTGTTCCACCCTTTGAACATCCAAGAGCTCTACCCCCATCAGGTGCTGATGCTCTACTATCTTCAGAATAAATTGCTACTTGACCAGATACTGAACCAAAAACTCCACTTGTTGTTGGTAATGTTCCTGGCAAGTATAATCTACCACCAGAACCAGCACCTCTTCCAAATCCATTTCCACCTGCAACATTAACTCCGCCACCATCTCCACCATTACCACCGTTGCCAGCGTTTCCTCCACCACCTACAGATGCAATCAAAGAAGATTTTCTCCATAAAAATACAGCTGCTCCACCAGATACTTGCGGGAGTGCTGAAACGATATATTCAACATTTTTTTGTAAAGTCATTCTAATTGTTGATGTTCCACCCTCACCACCCCTATATCCACCATTACTAGCTCCAACACACCCAAACAGGTCTACAAAAACATCAATATCAGTTTCCGGAGCATAGAATGAATAAATGGTTCCTAACGGATCTCCCGATTCTGCTGCAAGTACAAAGGAATTAAAAAACACATTTGTACTTGATAATGTTGCAGAAGATCCACCAGTTTGATTGACTTTTTCCAAATTAATAATTTTTCTAGCGGATACAACAGAAAAAACTGCAGTGTTACTTGTCAATGGAGAATTACTTGCTATTGAATTAGAAACAGTTGAAGTAACGTTGTAATTTCCAATTGCAGTTCCAGAAATTGAAAGTGTTGAACTTGTTGCTCCAGACACAGTGAATGTTGATCCACTAATAGAATTAGATCCATTATTTAATGCAACTCCATTAATGGACCACTGATACGCAACAGATCCTCCATCATTTGAAGATGCGACAATAGAAAAAGTTGCCGTAGAAGTTTGCGAAACAGTTTGTGATGATGGTTGTGATGAAATAGAAACTAATGGATAAACTGTAAGTGTTGCTGTATTGGAATTAATTGGCTCATTTACTGCATTTCCTGTAGATCTTCCAGACCCTACTTCCGTAACTCCTGTTGTGTTATATGCAGATGCAATATAATCAGCCTGAACGTAAAATTTTGCCCCATTTCCATTTGGACTTACAATATTTGACATTGTAAGTGTAGTTGTTCCCGATCCAGACAATGTAGCACCAAGATATGATCCATCAGTTAATTGACCATAACCATCAGCATACCACCGATATGCAATAATTCCTGTATTTGTTGCTGGATTTGTCGGACTTTGTGACGGAAAAGTTGCTGTTGCAATACCAACAAAAGTTACAATTCCAGCATTAGCAACAGAAAGAGATGTTGGGTGGGTTGTAAATGATAAAATAGGACCATTTAAATCTAAAGTAGTCTGTTTATTAATCATTTATAGTATCCTCAAGCAAAGTTTTGACCGATAACAATTCCATGCCAAGTCGATCCTCCATCAAAAGTCTTAAATGAGTAAATATCAGATCTACTTGCAGTTGGAGTTACGATTGGAATAACACCACCACCAGACCAATAAATTGGAAGTACACTTCCACCAGAATTTCTAATGTCATCAATATCGACAGTATATCCACCAGTAGAATTTTGGGCAATCTTAATTGTAAAGGAACTTGATCCAGCTGGTGGATTTGTAACTATAAATTGATTTACATTTTCAGTTAAAGTTAATTCAAATGTTTGTGCTTGAGAAAGATCAAGTGTAACTATATTTGAAGAACTTGAAACTGTTTGAACAACTTCAGTAAATGTTTTCAGTCTTGTGAGACCTTCCACATCAAGTTTTGCTCTTGGAACCGTAGTTCCAATACCAACCAATCCACCTGTAGAAACAATTGCCGTAGATGAAGTTCCAACATAAAGTGATGTAGCAGTTACAACTCCAGCATTAATTCTGCCAGATGAACTATTCAGATCATATGCACCAGTTGCAGTAATGATTCCACTTACAAATACATTATTTGCAGTAATGATGCCCACAAACTGAGCAATTCCGTTGACATAAAGTGAAGTTGAAGCAGTTCCAATTGCACCAAGTTCAAGATTAAATCTTGGAATTGAGGTGCCGATACCAACATTAGTTAGTGAAGTGTTGTAAAGAATCGTCCCACCAACATTTGTCCATCCTGCTGCAGAGACATTTACATTATTAAGTAAACTTCCATCACCAACAAACGCAGTTGCAGTTACTGTTCCAACAATATTTGTTCCACCAATAACTTGTAGTTTATAATTATTTGCAGTGGTTCCAATACCAACTCCACCATTTCCATCAACAGAGAATTGAGTTGTTCCAGATCCAACCAGAAGTTTTGCAGTTCCTGGTGAAGTTGTTGCAATTCCAACTTGATCAAAGAGACCAATATTCAGAGTCTTAGAAAGACTGATTGCACCAAAACGATACCAATCATTATCAGTTGTATAAATCCACCCAACATATCCACCTTTGCTTGGGTTATCCAGATAGATAATATCTCCTGGGTTTCCTGCAAGTGATGGTGTTGCAATTCCAACTGTATACTTTCTGGAGACAGTTGAGTCACCTTGTAAGAACAGTGAGAATGCCTCAATACCTTTTGTTGAAGTAGAAGTTAACTTATTACTGAAGATTGCTGGTCCATTAAATTCTGATGTTGCCTTACCATCAGATCCCCCATCAATACGGATTGATCTTGCAAAAGATCCTTCAGTCGCATTTACGATATTTAATCCTTGAAGAGGACCAATATCTTCACCAGTAATTGTTTGAACTGGTGTATCAAAAATTTCTTCTGCTCCAGTTACACTCGATAACTTTTTATTACCAGAATACGATACACCTCTATCATTCATTCCAGTATAGAAGTTTACACCACCATTCTTTCTTGTAGATTGCGAAAGGATTTCTTCTTGTGCAGAGATTTGACGATCTTGCTTATCTGGGAAAGCAGTTGAATAGTTACCAGGACCAAATCCAACATATTCAAATGTATGCCCAGAAGCACGAATGATTGAGTGTCTTCTTAATTCAATTGGTTTAATTTCAATCTTTCTTACAACTGCTCCAGCAGAATGAGTTGTTGCTTTACTTCCAAGAATACCACGGAATACGGTTATTGGATTTGTAATTCCAGTAATACTACTTGTAGAAGTCGTTGTCTTAATTCTCATTATTTCATCATCAATTAGCAGGTAATCTCCAATGTTGATATCAAGATTAGAAACTGCAGTTAAACTAATTTGATCAGTTGTTGCATTAATTACTGGACTTAAAAGTGTAGTAGTGATGCCAGCATAAATGGTTATCATTCTGCCATCTAGATTCTCATTGTCCGTAGTAATTACACCATCATTTGATGTTACACCCTCACGATACGCAAAGAGAGTTCCTGTTGCAGTTGGAGCACTTGTAGAAACTCCGATATTAATCTTAAATGACGTGTTGCTTACATTTTCAGTAACAACAAAATCACCATTATACAAACTTTCACTTGCACCAGTAACACGAATTTTACTATCAACTTTCAATCCGTGATTGTTGATTGATGTTACAAGAGCAATTCCTGTTGTATTATCATATGAAAGAGCACTGATACGAATTGCCTCACCAGTGAGGTATACATATGAATTTGAATTGACTGTTGCACCAATTCCTGTAGTAGTTCCAACTCCAATGACACTGGTTGAAGTTACAACAAAACTCTTTGCTGCACCAACTTCAACATTTGTAATTCTATAAACATCATTAAATGAAGCATATGCCTCTGAAGAAACACCAGAAATTCTTACAGTATCTCCAACATTATTATAAACACCAGCAACAGTTACAACTGCTTGAGTATATCCTGTTGTTGTACCAACACCAACAACTGCAAGAGTATTACCAATACCATATGCAGATCCACCATCCATAATCTTAACATCAGTGATGGTTCCAGATCCATCTACTGTAATTTTTGCTGTTGCGTGTTCACCAGTGATTGATCCAGCAAATCCAACAAGTCTTGCATTGTAAAGACTTCCTGCAGTGCCAGATCCATAACCAGCACCTGCAGTTGTAAGTGTGAGTCTTGTAATTCGGTTGAATCCGTGATCAATATTTATGTGAATAGTATGAGTTGTATTACCAATACCAGAAACAATGTCTGTTAAACCAATCCCAACATCAGTATCCTTTAAAAACTTACCAATCGTTTCTTTAGTAATGCTATTGCGAACATCATTAACTACAACTTCACCAATTACAGATGCTGATGCAGTACAGACGGTTTCATCAGGATCTGATTCTGGATTATCACGATTGATTTGTGGATAAAGTTCTTTAACTGGTTGAGAGAATTTTTCGTCAGTAAATGGAGCAACAGTTGGAGTGTTGGATGCATTTAATACTGTAATGTAGTATATTCCATCTTGCTGTCCTGTAACATACTTCTGTGCTTCTTGAGTTCTATAAACATAGAAAGTTTCTTTATACTGCTTTCTCTTAAAGTATGGAAGAGAAGTCGTTCTTGCTGAAGTATCGTTTGTAAATGATCCAGGATCAGTAGAAAGTTCGACATTAAATTGTTTTGCACTACTAATTCCCGTAACAATAAAGGATCTATTAAATCCAGTGTTTGCTACTCCAGTGAGGTTATTTGTGCTCTTAATGTTTATAAGTTCAACTTGTGATCCAACAGAAAGATTATGAGGAAGCTCTGTAGTGATCTTTGCAGTGTTTGATGTCCATTCGGCATTTGCAACAAATCTAAAGTTCCTTTGATCTGTTATATTGGTTAAAGATCCATTTCCAAAATAAGTTTGAATTTCTCCATCAGTTGCGCCAATAGAGGTATTAGACTCCTGAAGAATGAATGCATCAACTGGAGGTCTTGCAACAATTCCTCCGGTACTCTTTGGAATTACATATCTTACACGGTAAAGAGTATCAGTTGATGAACGATTATCTTGTTTACGTTTAAAATAAGTTCTTGGTGTTGCTGCACCAAGTGCTGTAGATCCAAGTCCTACGATTGTAGAATAGATATTGTTTTCGGTAGATGCAGTGGCAACTTTAATGTACCATTGACCATTTGTACTGTCATATTGAACTGGATGCCCAAGATCTCCAGAGTTTTTATCAGTAACTCTACTAACTACAGATAAAATTCCACCTTTGTTATTGATTGCAATTGCATTTGTTGAAACGGTAGAATCTGTTTCAGTTTTTGCAAGTTTCAGTTGACTTGATGATAATGTACCATCTACAGTGTTTGTAATTGCATAATAAACCGTATTTGGTGTGAGACCATCAGGTAACTGACCATTATCACTTAAAATCCTTACAGATTCACCACTATAGAATGTATGATTACTGGTGAGATTTAAAGTATTTCCTCCAGTAATGTTATTTGTGGTTCCAACACGAGATACAGTAAACTTCTTTTCGGAGCTGGATTGGGATCCAGGCATTACAATACGAGCACTGTATTCAGTTACAGATCCACTTGATGAAATCAATACCTTAAGTGCATCATTTTCTCTTGCACCTACTCTATATCCTTCAAATACATTTTCTGGCGGAATATCCGCGTTTGTTTGATTATAAAGATAAAGATTTCCAGTAGATGCAACACCAACAGTTTTGTTTACATCAATTGCATTAAATTCAATTGCTGTTTCCGTGAGAGGTAATTCTTTAGGAGGAATAATGTGAGTAATATATCCAAAATCATCCTGTGGAAATGCATTCTTTCTAAATCCAGATGCAACAAGTGATTTTGCACCAAAGTTAGAGTTAGAGTTTGTAACAGATTGATCTCCACCAGTATCAGTTGAAAAATGCTCTGCATATCCAATTGCAAAAATAGAAACGTTTTGAATGAACGCTTCATTGATAGTCTTAATATGGAAGTTGCGATAAGTTGGTTTAAAGATTGCTCTTGAATTATTACTTATTGTTTCATTTCCAGGTTTTGTATTATCATCATACTCACCTGTTGTTGAATTGTAGAGAACAAAAGCTTTATCATCTTTTTGAAGTCCAATACCCGTAAACTGGGCAATGACCATTGATTTAAATCCACTTGCCTTATCACCATCAGCAAGAACACCACACATTCCATACACAGAACGTAGAGAGATGTTAAAGATATATGGTGATGCTGAGGTAACAGTGTCTGAGGATAGAGTCAGTGATGCATTGGTTACACTTGGAAGTGCAAGAGTAGGAGTATTTTGAACTTGATATTTAAAGTTAGTATCATTTACTCTTTCAGTAACAACAAACTGACCGTTATAGGTTGATTCAGAAACGTTACGAATTCTAAAAGCAGTATCAACATCCAATCCAGATACCGTAGATGCAGTAGTAACTGTAATTGTTGTGTCTGCAGTTACACCATCACCAGCTCTGATACTTGTGATTCCAACTTCACCACCAGTTGGTCCAACGATACGATATTCATCAATCTTTGGTTGAATATCCAGACCAGAACTTGGATAATCGGGTTCAATTGCACGACCTGATGATTGCCCATAAGCAAGACCAACTTTTTCATAGTACATATCCAGATCTGTACGATCTGTTGAATATGATCCAATGAATGTATCGGTAATACTTACGTCATTCGTACCATCGGCATATTCAAAACAAGTTAACTTATGATGTGAAAAGTTAGGAACAAATAAATTTGGATTATAATCAAGATAACACTGACCATTTGGGTCAGCATCAAAAATTGAAAACTGCCAGAAATAACATCCACCAGTTACACGAAAAATTGTAGATCTTTCAATATTATCATTTGTCGGATCTGGCACATACTTTGGACGAATTTTTGTTTTACGAAGATCTAATCCAACAAGTGAAGTGCCACGAGGAATAATTACACCACCGTGAATACTATTCAGTTTATAAAGAGCATTGTTAGATGTTGTAACATCAAAATTAGTTGTTAAATCAAAGGGTGGAAAATCATTTGAGGTTGTTCCATCTCTTAATTTAAAATTATTTGCCCCATCAGGAATCCACCCTGGACGATTATCTACAATATGATCGCCAGGATATAAAAGAATTGTAGTCTTTCCAAATCGATCATTATTCAGTCCTCTTTGATATGAAAATCTTGATGCTTCAATTAATGCACGTTGAATAGTTTTGAATGGACGAGTCAGTGAATTTCCCGTGTTTTCAATACTATCGGTTGAATCAAGAGAGTTTGGATCAACATAGAGAATTGTGCCTCTTACAGACTTCAAAAAATTATCTAATCTTGAAAGACCCATTTTATTAATGCTTATAGTTTCCGTTATGGATTATTTATCATACAACAAAACCACCCGAAGGTGGTCTTGAAGTCACACGGAAGGAGTTTGGTTAAGTATCACCTTGATTATTATACCACTTCTCTTCTTTCCACGTCAATCTTTTTTCTAATTCTTTATCAAAAATCATTAAGTATCTATGTTTTCTAGGACGATCTTTCCATTCACCTTGAACACCTTTGACAGATCCCCGTGAATGTTTAGTTCCATCAGCATAATAAAAATCTTTTTTGGGATCTGTTAACCCATAATACTTGAAATTACAAGCACGGTAGATAATTCCGTTGTGGCGAGTAGAATCAGCGTAGCTAAGAATAGCAGAAACATTTGCATCTTTTTTAAACCTCCGTATGCAACGACTTAAGAACCAAGATGTGATATTATATTCTTTTTTTTGAATTTCTGGATCAACACATAATCTTGAAAGTTCGTAAAGTCCATCTTGTTGATTGCGATCTAAACCAAATGCACCGACCGCTATTTCTGGGACGGGGATTTTAGTAAAGACACAAGCAGCGAGACAGTGCCCAACGTGCAAAAAATCACAAATATTGGATTTGAATAAACCGTAGTTGTATCCACTTTTAAAATCTTTTGATTCGTCTTTAAGATAATGATGAGTATAAAGAAGGTTTTTGATTTCCTCTTTACACACCTTATCTATATAAAAATCAGATTTCATTAAGTATTTGTGCTTAGTTTTGTTTGGATTCCAAAATATATTCTACAGTATTTGCAATGTCATTCATAGCTACACGAAGATCTGGTTGCTGTCCCGATTCTTGTCTTATCACTGGACGGGAATCTTGAGTTAATACCCATCTCCACTGACTCATTTCTTTACAATACCAAAGATTAATCTTCATTCTTAAAGTGCTCCAGTTCAACCCAAAGAAGAAGTGTTTGAAATGCAGTAATAGAAGCCTCAGTGCAGTTATCTTCTTTGAGTTTTTGAATATAATATTCCAATGCTTCAATCACCATTTGGCGATCTGTTTGTGAAAGTAAAGACATAAGAGTTGTGATAAAAACTCAAGCCCCCAGATGGAATTGAACCATCCTCTCCTGATTACAAGTCAGGTACATCGCCACTAAATGCTTTAGGAGCAGAAAGATTAATCAACAGGCAACATTTCAGGATTTTCCAGTTCAACGTCAAATAACATTGGATGGCACTCCTCATCAATCAAATAGAATGATGTTCGATACAAATCTTCTGGTTCGTATCTTAATTGTTGGTCTGCTAAATGAATAACTTCCAAATCTTGCATTGCACAATCAGGAAGTTCATCAAAAGTAAATGGAATGTAATTTATAAAGTACATTAGAACAATTTGAGTTCCTTTATTGTACCAAACGTATGCGGCATCAATTCTGTACTTCATAGTAATATTCCTATTACTTTTGAATATTTAGATAAGAGATAAAATCTCTCTATGTATTTTGGTGTGACAATTAGGACAAACTAAAATACATTTATTGATTTCTTCTTCTAATCTTTTAAGCGAATTGCCAAGTAAATTTGATACTCTATAATCTGGTTTTCCTTCAATATGATGAAATTCCATTATCTCTTGAGGATGAATTTCTTGACAACAATAACAAGGATTAGATCTTTTTTCTACTAAAAATTTTTGATTTTTTTCAACTCTTTGTTTTTTTAAAAGTTTTTGTCTTTCCTTATATTCTTTAGATTGTTTTTTATACCAATCATTTTGATATGCTCTTTGATATTCGTTAGAATTTTGAGGCATATAACTACTTAAAAGAACTATTTATATATTTTAAGTAGTTAATGGGCAAGGGGGGACTCGAACCCCCACGGGATTACTCCCAGCGCATTTTAAGTGCGATTCGGCTACCTATTACGACACTCGCCCATAAAAATCATCCTTGATAGGTTCTTGGATGATACTTCAAATACTCATAAAATGTCAACTTCATTTCTTTTTGTGACATTCCACAATGTTTTGCTGCTTGAGGCAAATTCCATTTTGCAACAAAAAGTGCTTCGTTTGCCTCTTTAACGTTTTCTGGAGTTGTTTTTACAGGAACTTCATAAAAGTTCCACTTACTGATTTTGTAAAAATTCATACTTTAAAAAAGTATCGTGTGGGAATTTTTGCCGGGGATTTTTTTGGACCTAAAATGAAACTTAAAGTGGATTTGCATACGCAAGACAATCATCACTTACACGAGAACGAACTAACTTTAATACATTCATAAACTGATCTATAGTTTCACAGGTCACTTGCTTTTCTTTGCCTTCATTAGAATACAGATACACAGTCCTTTTGAGAGGGTCTACAACGCAACGTGTTAAGTACTCTTGATTTCCATTGGTTGATTGTGGTTCTGCCAGGGGTTGATCTTGCATTCGGTCCGTTTGTTGATTACTGGATTATCATAGCAGGGTCAGGACGGATTGTCAAGGTGTTCTCTGACGGTCTCTTGAATCAGGTTCTTCACATAATTATGTTCAAAGTTAAATGAATATCCTTCATTGCCATTCGGATAATCTTCGTGAGTTTCTCCCTCATATTCTACCACCAAATCATCATCAAGACGGCGAGCAATGATGTGATAGTCTGCATTAATTGCTCCACCCGCATTATTACGAACAACAATTTGTTTCCCCCAACGAATTTCCTTAACAAATAATTCTTGCCAGGAACCAATAGGAGTTAAATTGATTGTAATATCTTCTGGATTTATGAGACCTTCCCAAAAAGATGGAAGATTAATAATTCCATCTTGAGATACTTTACCCCTACAATAAACAGCAATTTCTGGTCCTTCAATACAAACGTGGCGAAGTCTCCATCCTGGTTTATTAGGATGAGGCATATCAAATGGAAGATTTTTTTTATTAGAAAGAACGTGTGCTCCACCATTTGAGCTTACGTTTCCTCCCATTGTGATACTTCCTCCACCATCAAGTAAAGTATTTACTTTAAAATTATCAATCTGTGCTGCTCGGTGATAATAAGGTCTACAAGCATCTGCTGGATAACGACTTTCATCCGCATTTGAATACCAAATATATTCATAATCATTCATTGGGAGACCCCATCCTCCTGCAAACTTATCGCAGTTTTTTCCACTCGCAGATGGTATAAATTCTCCTGGAAATTCTACATTTTCTGGTTGTCCTGGTGCTGGCATTTTCAATCCTCCTTTCTAACATCATAGTGATATCCAGAAACTGAATATTCGTTATTGTTTCCTGGATAATCTGCTGGGCTTTCTCCTTCATATTCTGGAATCAATCGTTCACCATCGGCACGTGTTCCAAAGATATGATAGAAGCAATGAATAGGAATTCCACTTCTCGATTGAAGATAGACTTTCTCCTCATCAATTCTTTTGATGATTACGTCTTGATGTGCTCCAATCGGTGTAAGAGACACAGTGATTGTAGTAAAATCAACAAGTTTCTTCCAATACTTTGGAAGTTCAATCTCAGTTCTGTTGAGAACCTTACCCCTCACATAAACATCATTAGATGGTCCTTCTGGGCAGGTATGGCGAAGTCTCCATCCTTCTTTTGTTGGGTGAGGAATATCAAAGTTTTTCTTTGCTGCAAGAATATGACCACCACAATTGGAAATTACATTACCAGAAACTGTTAAGTCTCCACCTGCTTGAATCCTAAAATTCACATCAAGGTTTCCCATAATTGCAGCATTATCAGAAACGCATAATGCATAGGGATTACTTACAGGTAAGCATAAAGATCCTGGAACAAACGGAGGAACAGTATCTGGATCACTGTTTGTAAGAGGACCAATGTTTACAGTTGCATATGCAGTTGGAAAGTGTGTTGGACTTCCAAAAACTGCAGGGCCTTCTGCAAACATTGATCCATTAATCTTTTGATCACCCTCTTTAATGGCAGGAACAATACCAGTTCCTACTTTAAGTTGTCCTCCTACATTTACATCGTCTTGAGTAAAACTCATTTATAATCTCCTTAAATTTGATTATTTTTTCTTTGAAAATTTTGACCGCCTACTTTTGAATCTTTTTTTGCACAAGCATCAGTGACTCCTTGAATAATAGATCCATACATCTTTAAGACTCCGTTTGAAATTATTTCTCCAGTTCCAGGAGTACAGATTTTATATGATGCCGAAGCATTAACTAGAAACTTCTTTGAGTCTGCACTGATGTTTTCGGATGCAGTCATTCGGATATTTCCTTTACTTCCACCCTCACCAGTAGCAATTAATTCAATATCAGTTCCCTCTAATCTAATTTTACCATTAGATGCAACAATAAGTATATTACCATTTTTTGAATTAATCATCAAGGTGTCTTGTGCCTCTTGATTATCACTTCCAGCCTCTATCTGGATATTTCCAGGTGCTGTAAGTGTCGTCCATCCCTTTCTTGGACCATCTTTGTCCATAGAAAGTTGGTGTCTTCCATCAGGAGTCTGAAGAATAACTGCAGCAGTTACATCTGCTTTTTCGTGAATGTGTCCAAAGCTAATAGATCCGTGATCATTTCCATAACGAATTGCAGTATAATTCTGCTTTGCTGTATCTGATGGATTTGTGCTTGCGTTTCCACCTTCAGTAGCACCTAATCTATCAACAGCACATCTGTTTGCAATGTCATCAAGATTTCCAAAAACCTGTTGAGATTGATTTTCAATCTCTCTTGTAAAATCGTCAGAAAGAGGCATTTATAAATTTCTATATGATAAGTATTTAATCAAGATTTAGATAAGATTTTCGGGAGTGCCTGGAAGATTAAGTCTTGGATCGTTGCTGGTAATATCCGTACCTTGTCTCTGAATCGCAGATGGAGGTGTAGTGACTTGAGCATCAATACTTTCTTGAAGAGTATCATAAACTTGTACAAGTTGCCCTGGAGTTTCATAGAATCCAGCGTAACGAATACCTTCTTTATAAAAGACTGCACCATAATACGCACGACCATCTACATATCCTGTTTGCTTGAGTCCAACCAAATCAGTAACTTGAATCAGTTTTTGTGGTTCAGTAACAATTGGATCTCTTACAACTTCAAACTGTGGTCTAAATGATGCATTGATTCCTGTGTCTGATGGTAGAGTAATCTCTGGATATCTTGTGAATCCAAGACCAGGGTTTAGAACTTTTACGTTGATAATTCTACCAAAAGTATCACATTCATAATCAAGAACAGCACCATTACTTGGTGTAATTTGAATTTGGTCTAACCCACAACTGTAATTGATACCCGTATCGTCTACAATAACATTCTTAAGTCTTAATGATACTGGGTAATCGCCTGTTCCTGGGCGTGGAAATCCATTTCCAGGATCATCAACAATGACATCAGTAACAACACCTTTTCCTCTAATTCTCTTAGGGCAAGGTGGGGGAATTAAAATTGCAGAAATTCCCATTGGGTTTTCTATCCAAGGTTTGCTGACTCCAGTTGCTTGATTTACTTTTTTAGTAATCTGTACAAATCCAACAACAGGATTTTGTTGGAATCCAGTATCAGGTATTCTTATATTTGAGAGTTCTAATTCAACAGTCCTCTTTCCTTTAGTAATATTAAAGTTTGTTTTTCTTCTACCTTCAAATACTTTTGATTCTCCAACTTTAACTCCATCAATTTTAACAATCAAAGTATCATCTGCCTCTGCTTCTAAGGTGTATTGACCATCTTCTGAAAAATCTACATTACTCCAACGGAAAATCCAAGTCTTTCCTTGAATTTCTTCATTTGGTTTTGCATTCACATCTTCAAAAAGTGGAGATATAAAATCTCCACTGTAGTTTGCAATTGCTGTTGGGCCTTCATAAACAGCACCACTTTTTGAAGTTCCACTTGTTGTTGCTGGTGGTTTGTAAGTAACAACAAAGTTACAAGTGTCTCCTTGAGAACCGAAAAACTTTCCAACACTTGCAAGACATTCAATATCACGATAGGGATTATTTGGATTATTAGAATCTTCAACTTGTAGAAAATTTTCTGCGGGGAATCTTTGTTGAATTCTTCCCTGAACACTTGATAGATTTACAGTGTATACTTTTCCATATTCCAAAGTTTTTTTAATTTTTTGACGAACCTCTTTTCCTTCTCCATATTGTTTTGAAACATTAATTCCCAATTCTTCAATTTTAAAAGTGTTTGCATACAATCCAGTAACTGATATATCAAAGTCAACATCAACTGTTTTTGGTCCTTGAGCACTGACAATCCAGTCTCTTGTGCTAAAAATCTTTTTATCTACTAATTGAAATGTTTCTGTAATTCCATTTTCAACTTCAACTTGTATTGTATGTTTTCCTTTTGTTAGAAAAACTTTCTTTGGTTTGGGATTATTTTCCCTCCAGTTAAAAATTCTACCACCATCAATATCAGCAATACCACTTCTTTGTTGAGCACCACTTCCACCTCTAGTATTTCTTAATTCTATTGGTATATAATTTGCCTGCATAATCGGCACATCATCAATTAAGATTCTACCCGCATTATCAACAGTTGATTTAAGCGCATAAAACCCGTCATAAGGGATATCCAAATTCCAAGAATTCCTATAAACAACTCCACCACTATCACTTCCTTTTTTTGATAAAGGAGGAACTGGAGAAATCGCATAACGATTCATAAATTGACTCCAACTTGGTCCCTCTCCTGGAGTTTTCACATATTTAACTGGCCACCACTTTTCCTTTCCACTAGGAAATCTTGTTGTCCAAATTGGATTATTTGGGCATCTACCCTCTTGTTGTATGATAGGTTCTTGAGGAATTGGAGGCATTGGAGCATCAATTGTCAATGCAACTCCCATTGGATTTTCATTCCAAGACTTTGCAGAGATAACTTCTTCTTCAGTAAATGAAGTTTCAACATTTATTGCAAGAGCCATTGGATTTCCTTTTGCCAAAGGACCAACATTAATTTGCTCCAAGTCAGCAGTCAGTTTATATTTTCCTGCTTTAAAGAATTTTGTTTCTAAAGTTTTACCTGTGCTTCTTCCGGGACTACTAAATCCTCTCTTAGTAATTACAGTATCTCCACCTGGTCCACTAAAAGTAAGATTCACATTATCATCTACCATTATTTCAATGTTATAATTACCATCAATTGGAAAGTCTAAATTATCCCAAACAATCCTATGGGTTCCAACATAACTTTCTTCTTGTGCTCCTGAAGAAGAAGGATCAAAGGGAAGAATTCCATATTGATTTATAAATCCAGAGTCTCTTCCTGCTGTTGGATCAATTCTCCAAAGTTGTCTATTTGCTCTATTGATGTAATCAATAGTATTAAAAATATTTCTTGATTGTATATTTTGTGATGATGTTGATGTTGATGTTTTTGGAGGTTGTGGCGCAATTTCTAGAGGTAAAGCACTTGCAATTAATACTTCAAGAACCATTTGATCATCAACACTTGCAGAAATTTCATAATCTCCACTTTCATTAATGTATACATTTGCCCATTCAATATTTGTAGTTGTATTATCCTTTACATTTTCAGGAAGAACTCCACTTCTTTGCAAAAAGATTTGACTCTCTGCAGAATTTTTAGAGAATTCATTTAAGGGATATTCTCCCGAAGTAACTGGAATTAATTTCACATTGGAACTATTAATATTTCTTAAACTATCAAAAACTATTTTTCCATTTGATTTATTTTTGATTTCAATAGCAATTCCAGAAGGACCAGTTACTTGATCATACGCTACTTTTACTTTGTAAATACCTGCCTTAAAATTATTTACTAGGTTTTTTACTCCAGAATAAGCAGCAGTAACTTTAAATGGTTTTTGATTTGGAGTGGATGGTTGTGTTATAACTTGCTTTATGACTTTTTCTTTGATTGGAATATTCAATAAGTCTAATCTAATTCTATGAACACCTGCTTTAATCGTTTTTGTGATTGCTTCAGGAGAATCTTTAAAAGATCTCAGATCTGTTATTTTAACATTATCTAAATAAAACTCTGCTTTATTATCACACAATCCTCTAAAGACATACTCACCATCATAAGGAAACTCTTCTTCCCATTCAAATGTAAAAGGAATTCCTGCAAAATCACTTCCCGGAACATTTGATGGAGAAACAGGAGATACTGCAAATGAATTCATAAATTCATTCCAAGCAGGATAATCAACATTAAACTTGGTTCTTGTAACCTTGTTTGCAGAAGTTAATCTTAGAGGAGGTTCTTTTCTTGTACTCCACCAAGGATTTTGTAACTGCTGAAGAAAGTCTTGATATTCTTTAATTTCCCTTGCAATCGGATCTTTGGATAAATTTGCATAGAGAGTCGGATCCCAGGATCCAAGTTCTTTTCCATTTGGATCATATCTTAAACCATATCCAACATCAGTTGGTTCACAGATTTCATACTCTTCAAAATCATCTTCTTGATCATAAAATTCGACAGTTTCCGTAATTTCTCCAATGACAGCACGAGTAACTGCACCAACTCCAATATTGCACCCATCTTTAACTTCTACAATCGGTGCATATTGATATCCAAATCCACCAGAAACTAAGTCAATCGCAAGTAATGCACCATCTTGACCGATGACTGGATTACCCTGAACACCAACTCCACCACCACCATAAAAATAAACTTGAGGGGGTCCACACTCAGATTCAAGTTGAATTCCTCCACAAGGATTCTCTTGAGAAACTATATCGTTTGGAGTGAGTTGATTAACTTCATTGATGTTTAGATACTTAATAAAGTTCCTGGTCTTAAATACAAAACGAGTTCCAGGATTTAATTTTGCATAATCATTAGCTTCACAGACGGACACACCCTCAACAAATCCCCTGTCGGTGGAAATGTATCCTACTTTAATCGCATCTTGTGAGGCAGGTCCAAAAATATTAAAAGACATCTATATTATATCTTTCTTAAATTCCAGTTTAATCATATTTATCTCTTTAAATTCACGTCTGGAGTTGCTTTTGTTGGCTCAACATAAGGAACCTCTGCAGTTGGAGTTACTGATGTTGCTTTTGCTGCAACGTCTTCAACGGACTTAAGATTTGGTGTTTGAGGTTCTGGTTGTGATGCACCACCTCTTGCAAAAGTATAGAAGTCTGATACTGCCACATTTGGTTTTAATTCACATCCAAAAAGATTTAATTTAAGATTTTCAAAACTTAAAGCAGAAGTCATACTTCCATCAATGTTTCCAATCAATGAAGTAATATCTGAGAAAGGTCCATTTACTCCAGAAATTTGACCCTGAACATCATCCAGAAAAGCATTAACATTATTAATTAAAGTATTGTTTGCTTCTGTGATATCATTTTTACTGAAAGAAATTGCTTGCCCTACAATTTCTTCAGCATAACACATTGGGACATATGGGTGCTTTCTTTTATCATCAGTGCTTTGTCTTGCTTGTTGTTCTATCTTTTCTGGTTGCAATGCAGCAAGCAATAAAGATTCAATTAAACCACATAATCCTTGAGTAATTTTATTATACAAGCATAAAATAAGTTCAGTAATAATTTCTTTAATGTCTGCAATCATATGCCTCATACTTGAAGGCATTGCAGAAACAATTTTGGTCAATTCTTTGTTTAACAACTTCAAAACATATTCCATAATCTTATCAAAAATTATTTTCATATATTTTGCGATAATGCAAGCAGCTTTTGAAATTAAACTTAGTATTTCTCTTATCACACTTGAAACAGCATCCGCATAGCATTTAATAGCATTTAAATACTTTGCTATTTCTTGTAGCAAATTGTCCAATACCGTTTGAATAGCTTTAATTGCAGATCCAACTTTATCATCTGGTTTTAATAGAGGAATTCTTTCTTGATACTTATCCTGTCTTTTTTTATCTCCTGCACCTATCTGATGAACTGCATTTGTACTTTCTTTTGTTGCTCCTGGTTGAGATAATGATGCTGGAGAACTTGCTTCTCTACAACGATTTTTAATTCCTTGTGCTACTTTTTGTTGAACATAATTATCTCTTTCTACACCAGTTAATCCTTTTTGGTCTGCCTCTGCTCTTGCACTTTGAGCATCTGCAAGTTGAGTGGGTGTAAGAGACTTATCTGAACGAAGTCCGTATTCATTTACAGAGACATTTGGTGGAGCAGGAGCACATTCTGCTGTCTGCTCTGGTGTCTTTGGTTTTACAATAACTTTCTCTTCATCAGGAACTTTTTCCTTTTTATCTCTTACCTTTGGTTCTTGAGTATTTGCAAATCCACTTTGAGGACTAAAATTCTTTCCTCCAGTGAGTGCTGTTTTATTAGATAATGCTGTTTGTGCATTATTACCCAGAACTCCCATAATGACTGGGACTTGTTGATCCTGCCCATCAAGGAAAAATCCAAATACAAAATTTCCTTGACGAAGATTTGGAGTTTGTGATGCAGAAGCTTGTCCACCTCCTGCCGTCACTGGATACATCACTTGTGCCCAAGCAAGTTCTTCAGAACGAAGTGATTCTTCATCTTGATCGTGAAGACCAATGATTCTTACTTTATAACGATATCCCCATCCAACGACACTATTTCTGTCTGTAAATTTTCCAGGCAGTATGTTATCTCTCCAAGTGGAATCATCGGCAATCTGTCCGATCCACCAATTAAAATGTTCACCAAGAAATCCAGGATTATATAAACTCATTAGTCCTCATAAATTCTACATTCCAATGCATCAGGATTATCATTGCAATATAATTCTAATGCCGTCGGATCGTGATGTTTGGTTGGATGATTCTGAGTCCATCTTTCAAGTGCAGCTAACTCATCCTCAATGTGACGCTTTGCCTGAGGGGATGTTAGTGGATCATCTAATATTTTTTTATCATACTCTATGTGTTTATCTACACTTTCCATATTGGTAAGGTATTATTTACTATTTAACAATTTTAAAAAGGATTATAGATGGGATTTCCTTTTTTCCCAGTAGAATCCCTCACTGCAGTAATCTTAGTAAAGCATCCTGTTGATAAATTGTAATAATGGCAGAGGTCTGCAATAATATAATATCCACCAAGATAATTGTCCAGTCCTTGAGTTTGTTTGTTTGATAGTTCTGGTGGGTCTATCCAAATCAAATCTCCTGCGTGTAAACTTAAATCGCCATAAATTGTAATCGTGGTTTTTGATGAGAAGAGTTGATTGTATCTCATTGAAGATTGATTCAAAATATTCTTTGGATCAAAATTTTGATCTTTAGATTTCTCTATTTGTTGTTTTGTATCTCCAGATGGTAATGATCCTCTATCAATCAAATGATATTTTGTCTTTGAAAAGTCTTTGTTTTGTCCTTCAATATTAAACTTTGGATTTATTTTTGGTAGATTCTTTCCTGCTTTTTGAAGATTTTCTTGTGATGCTTTACTTGAAGCAGAAGATTGTGAATTTGGATTTATAACTTCATAATAACAATCAAAGGGATCAAATAGGATTGTTCTTGTAGAATAGGTTCCTGCTTCTAATTTTCTTATAATATCTCCACTTGGATTTGGTGGATCAAGTTCAAGAATTTTTGCATCATAATCAACAGGAAGATCAACAGTTTGATTGTATATGAATTTTTTTACATTCTTTTTATTTCCACCAGTTCCAGTCTCAGAAAGCATTCCATCTATAGATTTAAACTTAAATCCTTCTGAGGTTTCAAAAAAGAAAAATCCCGCAGTGTTTCCTTTTGCACCTTGTATATTTGGAATGGATCTTCCCGACAACCAATGAAGAATATAAAATGGATGCCAATTATTTGATATGATATTGTAATTATTATCCGTCGTTTCAATATCTAAATTTTTTTCTGTTTGTAAAAACTCTCTACAAATCTTTGTAACAGTATCAGAAATTTTTCCATCATATCTTTTATTTACAACCTTTTTATAATTACGAATACCTTCTTCAGATATTAAATCAAGAGTTGCTAATGACCTTACAGTATCTTTTGATAATGGATTAATTGATCTCACCTGCATCTTTAATTTTAAAGTTGCATCGTGATTCATATCCTTAAAAGTAATATCAACATCCTCTCCACCTTCTAAAGGCATTCCATCTATAACAGTACTTGTAACACCATCTGCAACAGAATATTTTCCAATATCACTATAAGTTACACTACATTTAATCGTCTCATTCAAAATACTTTCATAATAATAAAAGTCAGTAATAGTTGTTCCACTTGCACCCAAATCAATTGGAGAAGTTTTTCTTCCTGCTGAGGGATTGATTATGAACTTATCAATAGAATAATTTCTAGTACTCTCTTGCATTGAAATAAAACTCCTATTCTATTATTTACCCTTATAACTTGATGCCATATAATCTTCTACTTCATCAAATATAGACACCATCATTGAAGATTGTTGAGAAGAACCAACAGGGATTGGAACAGGAATTAACTTCTCATCTACAATCGCACGAATTGTTGCACCTTGTTCATAAGAAGCATAACTTCTTATTACATTCAATGCTCCTTGATAATTTGATTTATTTAATGCATTCAAGAAACCAGGATAGTTTTCTTCCAGTGCTCTGGTTGAATCAGCATCAATTACAAACTCTGGACCTTTTTCTCCAAGTATTGCTCTAGTGAAACCGTGAACTTTTCCACCTTTTTCAAATTTTTGACTTCCGATTCCTAAAATTTGTCTAACTTTTCTAGAACCTGCATATTCCTTTTCACCAATAGATCCAGTTCCACCCCACTGATACCCTGGTATATCAATCGCCAAATTTTTTCCGTGATATCCTGGATCTCCAGGACGAAGTTCACTTCCTATTTTAATTCCAAAAGATGAGAGTAATTTTTTTGCCATCTCCTTTTCTTGAATATTAGAGAAAGCAATATGATCGTGATAATTACTGGGAAGCCCGTGACCCGACAACTCAAAATTTGGATGAGATTTATCACCAGTTATGTACTCTACAATACCAAATTTACTTGTTCCTAGTTTAATATCAAAACCTCCACCAGGACGAGATGCAACAGTGGCACCAAAATTAGGAACACTTGCAATTTTATTTTCTTTATAATTATAATGCCATCCAAAAACATTTCCTCTTGCAGATCTACTGATACCAGTTACACCTTGTCCTTGTGCCTTGAAATCAGTTCTTCCTTGTATAAAATCTCTAGCATTTTTTTGTAACGTAGGATCTAATATGTTTGCTGCAACTTTTTTTATTGCACCAACTTCCATACCAGCAGCTGCAGCAGCTGATTCTGCATCTCGAATGGCCAACCACTCTGGATTTGGATTACCACTTCCTTGAGTAGGTCCATTTGGATAATCCCAAGTTGGTTGATATTGGTTTCTTGCTGTTATGAGTTGTTTAATTGTCTTTCCAGTATATGCACCAGATGCAAGACGATTATAAATTGTTTGTGCAACATCAGCACTTCCCTGGGGGTCGGCATCTTCTCTTGATGCAACTGCAACCAAAGTCCAAAAATCTTCCGTACCACCACTAACCGAAAACTCTCCCTCCTCTGGTGAGAGTGTTGCTCCCTCCTTTGCTTTACCTTCAATTGCTTTAAGTTCAATCTGCCTCTTCAAATCATTAAGTATATCATCAACTTTAGGAGTAACACTATCTTGAAGTGCTTTTGCAATTACATTTTTCATATCCGTACTATTGCTAAACATTCCAGCATCAACTTCTCCACCTTGAGCAAATGCACCTACAGTTCTTTGAATTCCCCCACCAACAGTTCTCTGCATCCAAGCAGTTAATCCATCTGCCGCACTTTGATAATCTACACTAGATGGTCTTTCACCAAGTTGTGCCTTCATCATAATACCAAACAATCCACCTAATCCTGGTGTTGAAGATGCTGTCTTATAAGAACTCTTCATATAACCAAGTGGATTTACATTTTTTGATTGATCTTTTGACTCATCTCCAGGGAATATTTTTTTAATCTTATCCTTACCACCAACAGATTGGCCTGGTTTAACTTCTGTTGGTTTTACTTTTAAAGTTCTTGGTGGTGTTTTTTTTATAGTTCTTTTGATTGGACCAGTATATTTTCCACCTCTTGTAACCTGACCACCTTGAGCACGTCCTTGAATTTTTGATTTTGTTGGTTGTTTGTTTCCAAACAGAACATCATAAAGAACACCTCCAAGTTCACCTCCAGCATATCCACCAATTGCAAGACCAATAGGACCTCCGATAGCAGTACCAATTGCACCTAAAAGACCTGCACCTATTCCTCTAAATGCTGCCTTACCAACTGGATCACCAAGTGCCCAAGAAATACCAAATTCAAGCAGTCCTCCAATTATAGGTGCTTTTCCAGCAATCGGTTTTATAAATCTTAAAATTTGTTTTGTTGCATCTTTTCCAATAAGTTTTAATCCAAGTCTTTTTGCCGATCTCCCAATTCCTCTACCAATAATTCCTTTTCCAGTTTTTGTTGCAACATCAGGACCACTCACATCACGAAGTTCACCAAAAGCAATCGCAGCAATAATTGATGCTGTGATGACTTTATCCATCGCACCAATAAATCCATCAAATGCTTTGGTAAAGTTTTCTCCTCCAAGATTTCCTAAAAATTTTCTTGTTTTGTCGTGAACCTCATATGCCTTATCAACAAAGGAAACCAAACCATTTAAGATTTTACCAGATACATCAATCACAGTATCCTGAACTTTTACAATTGTACCAACAACTCCTGCAAGTTTTGGAAGATACGGTAATAAACGAAGTGAAATATAACCAAGAAATATATTAAATAAAAACTTCTTAATTCTATCAAGAAAACCTAAACGAGGTAATGAAGGCAATTTGATTGTATCACTTTTGCCCTCTTTTGGTTTTTCAAGTTTTTTTTCTTTCTCCGAAAATCTTTTTTTCTCACTTTCTTTTTTCTTTTTTTCTTCTTCTTTTGATTTTAATAGTGTATTTGTTTTGATTAAATTGCTAATTTGAATTACTTGTCTTTTAATAATACGCAATTCAAAAGACTTATTACCATCAACAACTGACTTAGCACTAATCCTTTTTACAGTGGGTATTAAAGAACTTCCTCTTAAAAGTTTTGTTGGATTAATTTTTGCAGGCGGAAGTGCTTTAGGTTCCATAGGTTTTGATTATGCTACTCCGTGAATTGCAAGTATTCTCTTTCTTTCATTATTACTATGAATAGAATTAAATGATGGAGCTTTTGGAACACCAGGTGATGACGGTATAGATGGCATTGCAGTACTTGTTTTATTTGTCGTAGAAACAAGTACAGGTGGAGCAGATGGAGGAGTAATATTTTTTGCTCTTAAAGGCATTTTCGTTAATTGCATTGGTGACTGCACCATTCCACCTTGAGCATACCTTGGTTCTTTTGGTTGTGATGGACTAAAAATAAAGTTTTTAACTCTCTCTATAATGTTTGGTTGATTTTTACTCCCATTCATATCTGGTTTCATAGGAGGAGTTTGAATTTGTTTGGATTGAGAAGAAACTATATTGGGTATTGGTGCAGGTTTTGGTAATTTTGCATCATAAAACCACCCAAAGAAATTATGACTTTTACCTCGGGTAACATCGGAAGGTTTCATATATTTTTTCTGACTTTCTCCCTGAAAATCAGTTCTTCCACCAACAAATTTTGCAGATTCTCTTTGTAATGCTGGATTTGTAATTGATTTAGCAGCCATATCAATCTTTTTTTCATTACCAGTAGCATTGATTGCAGAAACCCTATCTTTTATTGATTTCCACTTAGATGGATTAGAAAAAGTGGGTTGATACTGACCTGGAGCAGTAATTACCGCAGAAATACTTTTTCCACCAGGATAAGATCCAAGATTAATACGATTGTATATTGACTGTGCCACATCCGCCTGACCCTGAGGATTTATGCTATCCTCTTTTGATGCAAGTGCTGCTATCTTCCAAAAATCAGGAGAACCTCCAATCATTCCTCCACCAGCAGCATATGTGGTCCCACTAATCATTTTCGGTCTATTTGTACCACCACCCGCAGCATTCATTGCTTCTAAAGTATTCACACCATATTTTTCAACAGCACCACGAGACATTACAAATTCACCATCACTTAACATTGCAGGAACTTTATCTACACCCTTTTCTCCACTTACATATCCAGAACTAAGAGAACCATTACCAAACATCCCAAACAAGTTTTTAAAATTCGCAAATCCACCACCTTTAAATGTGGGTATTTTTGGTTGCTTATCTTCACCCTGTCCCGCAAAATTTTCTATTCCTTTACTTAGAGCCATTGTGGTTCCAACTGTCGTAGCAACTGATAATCCTGCTGCAACTAATTTACCACCTTTACCTCCAAGAAATTTTGCTGCTCCTTTTGCTCCCACCATTTGAGCAACAATTTGAAGCAACTTTCTTGCTCCAAAAAATACCAGATTTGTCAATCCACCAACAAACTTACCAAATCCTGTTCCAAATCTAAGGTAAAGTGCAAGAAGTTTTGGCCAATGGTCACCAAAAAATCTAAACAAAGAATTAATCTTTTTCTTGTTTTCTGGATCAGCAAACCAATCTAATAACTTGAGAAAAACTTTACCAAAGAAAATAGCCATAAAGAAGTCAATGATTCTACTGAGCATTGACTTCACAGGAGCGATAACTTTTTCTGCCGTTTTAATCGCAAGAGCAAATCCTTTTTCTAACTTTGATTCAGCTAGTGCTCTCTTTACGTTTTCACTTTCTTTTCTTTCTCTCTCGTTTGAATCTTTTTGTATTTTATTCTGTTGTGTTAGATTTTTAATAATTTCTGCAAGTAAATCTATAATTTCTTGAATATCATTTTTCCCAACCATCTTATCTGTTGCTTGAGGAAGTGCTAGTGGTTTTATGCCACCAAGAAATTTTTGTTTTCCCAAATTCATTCCAACTGCAGTGCCCTTTTTAAAACTTTCTGCAGTAATCTTTTTGACTTTAAATCTACCTTTCTTACCCTTTATTTTTTTCCATTCATTTGTAAGTAATTCAACTTCTTCTGTTGGAAGAGTCTGCTTTCTCATTCTTGCAGAACCCATCCTCTCTTTGAGAAGAGATGCATAAGTATCATAATCAATATCAAAAACACCTTCAAGACCAAGTAATCTTAGTATCCTTTCGTCTATCTTCTCATCAACTAAGGCACGACCATTCTTCGGTTTTGATACTGGTACAATTTTAGAAGAATTGAGTGCCATTTACTTGCTGTTGTTTTGTTTTTTCTTCTTCCAGATGCTGCATTAACAATTCAACATAGATGTCTCGTTCCCAAGGCATCATATTTTCAATCTCCGTTAATGAGTATTTATGGTACTGCATCAAGGCAAAGTTGAGACGAAAATAGCTTTCAAGGTTCATATGAACCAGTGCTATGCGAAAAAAGATGCTAACCCTTCTAAAATAACTTCACTTTCAACTTGAGTTTTTGGATTTGTAACTTTGACCTTATGAGAAAGTTTAGGCATCGTTTCAAAGAACTTTTCAATTTCCTTGAACTGTGATGAGTTCATCTGTTCTAAAAATTCATTTAGTTCTTTTTTAGTCACATCAGCAGTAGACCAAACTTCATCCTCAGTATAGATTTTATCAATACAAGAAGCAATCAATTCAAATGATTGATCCATTGCATTTGTATTTGAAGAATCAAAATTAGTTTTAATAAACTGCTCAAGTGATGGATACTTCATTTCCATCATAATGCTTTTATCTACACGAATTTTATTTGTGTGATCTTCATTCTTTTGGACTTTAATATCGTCCAAATTAAGAGTTACTGTAGTTGTAGTTTCTTCATCATCAGGACAGATTATATTGACTTCAATTTCTTCTCCAACTGACTTACCACGAATATTAAGAAACAAATATTCAATATCAAATGTAGGGAGTGTTTCTACCTTTACTCCCTTGGATAAAATACAATTTTTAATTACTGTTTTGATTGCATTTGTGATTTGCTTTGTGTCTTCACTTTCTAAAGCAATTACTAATACTTTTTCTTCTTTAACTAAAAAAGGTCTATATTGAATTGTTTCTCCTGTTGATGGCAATTCAACTTCATAAGTTGGAGTACTAATCTTTGGTAAAGGCATAATGACCTATAGAATTTCAGATGTGATTATTTAGTTGTAATCTCTGTAATCACTAGTCTCTGGAGTAATATTGACAGAATTTCCAGATGCAAATGCAGCAGCATAGTTAACTCCACCAGTTACATTATATCTTGCATAATCTATTCCAAGATTAAGATTTGGATTATAGGAAGCTGCATTAATTGCTGCAGCTTGTTCTGCAGTTATATTATTAAATAAGTTTTTCTGCGACTCAGTATTAAATTCTCCTGTAGTCAAATATCTAGTATAAGTAAAAGAAACTGTACATTTTAATAAAGAAGAGGAGTCATAAGACACAGGCATTGATTGTATACTAATTGGATATGCCTGCAAAAATCTATAACGAATATATCTTCCATTATAATCTCTTTCAAATTTATTAACATAAACTTCTGTCCTATAAAGATTTGGATATCTCACTTTATAAGAATAATTTGGTAGTTCTATTGCATTATTTTTTACACCATTTTCATCCGTATATTGCTCATTTGCAATATACCCAATCCAATTTTCAAAGAATTTAATTATATTATAATCGTGATCAACATAAAAAGTAAAATCAATTCTATCATCATAAATTCTACGATATGCGTGTCTCTCTGTTACACCAGTAAAATCATTATTAATATCCAAAGTTGCTAAAGAAGATCCGGGTAGAGAAGTTTCAGAACAAAGTAATGAAAATAATTCTTCATTACCTTCATAAGCAACTCCAATACCAGCTTCTTGTCTCTCTTTCAACCAGTTTTTTACTGCTTGAGGTGGATTGAACCAACACTGAAAATGAGAGGTTAGTGCAGGTCTTAATATTTTTGATTTTATATCGAATACACTTTTCTTTGATGGAGACGGAGATGCCATCTATAAATACTTTTTAACTGGTATATATTATGTATTAAGGAAAATGGCAGAAAGTATTAAGAGTAAATATAAACCATCTTACCCACAAAAATACAAAGGAGACCCAAATAATATCATTTGTAGGAGTAGTTGGGAAAGACGTTTCTGTAGTTGGTGTGATCTAAATGAAAATATTTTAGAATGGGGTAGTGAAGAATTTTACATTCCATATCTTTCTCCAGTTGACAATAGAGTTCATAGATACTTTCCAGATTTTATTATTAAAGTAAAAGAACAATCTGGGCAAGTTAAAACTTATGTGATTGAAGTAAAACCCAAAAAACAAACTGTTCCTCCACAGAAAAAAAGTAGAGCTACTAAATCATATCTTTATGAATGCACTACTTATGCAGTGAATCAGGCAAAATGGAAAGCAGCAAAAGAATGGTGTGATGATAGACTTTTGCAGTTTAAAGTAATCACCGAAGAAGACCTAGGTATCAAATAATGGCAGAAGGTTTCGGACAATATATTGCAGGATCAACAGCAAGAGTTAGAAAACTCAAAGAAGAAGTTGGAAAGATGAGTGTAAAGGATCCAGAAGATATTATGATTTTGATTATGAGTATCTTCAAAGAAAAAACTTGGATCCCAGAAGTTGGAAAGTTTTATACCTTTGTTTATAGAGCAAAAACTCCAGGTATTGAATATGACCAACACCCACTGATTGCTTGTACTGAAATACAAAAATGGGGATTTAAGGGAATTAATTTTCACTGGAGAAAACCTAGAAACTATACTTGGGAAGAAATATTAGGGCAATTATATATTGTTAAATATGAAGAACTTGATGAACTACTCTCCATACCTTATGCAAAAATCCTTCTAAATAAATAAAAACTCCTTATAAATGTCTCATACTCTACAAAAAATTGAGATCATTAATCCTCTTGTAAACGGGGAGGGAGTTTGATGGCAACTAAAACAATAGAAAGTGGTAAAAATACAACAAAAGTTGGTGCTCAAGGAGTAGAAATAACAACATCAACAAGAACAACATATACATTAGATGAAACTGGGAAAATAAATCCAAATTCTGTAAAACACGAAATAATTTATTACGAAGGAAAAATTGGAGATGGTGTGATAGCAGCAACACGCACTGGTACATCAGGAGATTGGAAAAATAATAATAAACCATTTTCAAATACTCCTTGGTTAGGAGCAGATGCTCAAAAGTCTCTTAAAGAAGGGGCACTAAAAACTACTACACAACAACAAATAAACACTGCATCTAAAAAAGAAGGATTAACACCAGAACAAACTAAAGCAGTATCAGGGTCTTCTAATACAGCAACTTCAACAAAAATAGGAGACCCAATAACAAATGAAAATCGAAACTTTTTTGAGGAAGAAAGAAAAAATATAAAATCAAGAGACGATTATGGAAAAAACAAACCCATTGTTTATCCAGAGGGTTTAAATCTAAATTATCAAGATTGTATAAAATTTTCAATTGTCAAATATCAACAATCGGGTCTCAAAGGGTTTGGACCAGGAAATCAAGATTTAAGAAGAGTAACAGTTGATGGGGGAAGACCAGAATTTAAAAATAAAGAAAGAAAGATATTAGGCACAATAGTATTACCAATACCAGGAGGAATATCTGATAGTAATAGAGTAAATTGGTCCGGAATGGATTTACCAGATCTTCAAGGGGCACTTGCAGGTTTGATGAGAACTGGAATAATGGGTGGAGATATGTCTAAAGATTTTGTGAAACAAGCAGAAGATATCTCTGCTCCAGGTAGTGGAGCAAGAACCGCAATAGTTTCAAAACTTATTGAAAGTGCAATTGGTCAAGGTGGTATAATGCAAAGAGAATTTGGTGCGATAATCAATCCAAACTTAGAATTGCTTTTTAATTCTCCAGATCTTCGTCAATTTTCTTTTAATTTTAAATTATCACCACGTTCAAAAACTGAAGCAGAAATAGTTAGAAAAATTATTAGAACATTTAAACAAGCAATGTCAGTAAAAAGATCTGCTTCTTCATTTTTATTACAAACACCACATACTTTTGCAATTTCTTACATTTTTAAGAAAGAAAATCACCCATACTTAAATAAATTTAAAGAGTGTGCATTAACAAGTTGTAATGTAAATTACACTCCAGAAGCAACATATATGTCTTTTGAAGATGGAGCAATGGTTTCATACCAACTTGATTTAACTTTCCAAGAACTTGAGCCAATTTATGATGATGATTATGGTAATGGATACACCAACATAGGTTACTAAAATGCCAAGTTACTTCCGCCAAGTTCCAAACTTTGAATACGTTAGCAGACTTCCAGATGCTAAGATTGGAGACTATGCTCCTCTTAAAAATCTATTCAAGAAAGGAAAATTAAGAGAAGACATTTTTCAAAACTTAGCATTCTTCACCAAGTATCAGATCAAAGGTAATGATCGTCCAGATAATGTAGCATATGAAGTTTATCAAGATTCTAGTTTAGATTGGTTAGTTCTCTTATGCAATAATATTGTCAATATTCAAACAGAGTGGCCATTACCTCAACAACAATTTGATGATTTGATGCTATCCAAATACGGAGATTATGAAACTCTATATGGAGGTATTCATCATTACGAAACAACAGAAATTAAAAATAGTCAAGATGTAATTATTGTTCCTGGAGGACTTCAAGTTTCATCACCATACTCTATAAGTTTTTATGATTATTTTATTGATCAACAAGTTGATAGTGGAAATATAGCAGTTCCAGTCACAAACTATGAATATGAAGAAAAACTAGAAAACGATAAAAGAAATATTTTTGTTTTAAAATCCCAATACTTAAATGTTGTTTTGAATGATATGGACGAAATTATGTCCTATAAAAAAGGGTCCTCACAGTATGTTAGTGAGGACCTTAAGAAAGGAGATAATATTAAACTTTACTCCTAATCATTCATCAGCAAGACGAGAGAAGTATGCAAGAGCATCATCTTCATCGTCATCAACTTCTTTGGTGACTACTGGAAGTGAAGGGGACTTAGAACGAGCATAGGACTCTTCAAGTTCCTTTACAACAGCACTCTCAACATTGTTCTCAGAGTAATCATCATACTCAGTTTCTTCTTCAACAGAAGAACGAGAAGAACCTTTCTGACCGAGAACATACTTCAAACGCTTTTCAAGTTCTTCATAAGACTTGAATTGATCGGGAGCAGTCACAGCAGCAAGAGAATACTCTTTCTTCCAGATTGCTTCCAGAGCATCATCATCGTCCAGCAGAGGTTCTACAGAACCAAACTCAGACTTGTCGTAGTTCCAATAACCATCCTTCTTCACAATCTTCAGTTTGAAGTTTGCACCTTGCCAGAAGTCAAAGGGATTGATAGGAGTCTCATCTTCAAACTCAGGTTGCATTGCTTCCATAACCTTGTCAAAGATTTTCTTACCATACTTGAAGAGGAAGACTTTACCTTCATTCTGAGGATTGGTAGGATCCTTTACGACATAGATGTTAGAATAGTAGGAAAGTTTACGCTTTTGCTTACGAACAGTTTCTTTGTTTGCTTCAGTTCCACTGTTCCAGAGTTCACGATTATGTTCTCCAAGGGGATCTTTCTGACCGATTGTAGTCAGACTATTCTCAATGTACCAACCACCAGGACCTTGGAATGCGTGAGAATACATTTTTGCCCAGGGAAGTTCTTCACCTTCAGGAGCAGGAAGAAAACGAATCACGGCAAAACCGTTACCAGTTTTATCCACTTCGGGTTTCCAGAGACGTTCATCAGTGCCACCAGAAGTTGTACTCATCTTCTCTACTTCTTTTACTAGTTTCTGTGTAAGAGAACCCAGAGAAGATTGTTTCTTAAGATCTTTAAAAGACATTAGATTACCTCGTATTTGTACAGATTTGGCTTTTGTGTACTTCGTTATTCTACAGGTCGGAACCTGTTTTGTCAATTTGCTGTTTCATCACTTCAAGCATTTTAGACATATTATTCAAAATGATATTCATATCAACATTTTGGGGGAGTCCCATCATTGTTGCAGATTGCGTAATGCGTTCTTTCATTTCAACTGCTTCAGGATCATCAGATAAACTTAATCTAGTATAAAGAACTTTCTGTTTTTCAAGAAGTTTTTCAAGAACTTTGACGTGATTAAGTTTTTCTTCCTTCGTCATTGTAGAAAACTTAAAGACATTGCGATAAACGTCTTCTTGTAATTCACCAATTTCTGCCATCTCAGCACGAACAACTTCAGATTTAAAGAAACTCATTTATCCCCCAAAATAATTTCTTTTAAAATATGTTTATAACGCTGTACATCTATATGTAGGAAAGGAGAATATTTTTTCATCTTCATACTTACAGATTCCCACACAGGATCTTTAAGTTTTTTATCAAAGTTTTTCCCGAACAGGAATATTCTATCATAAATGACTAGTGTTTCAAGACTAATGTTCCCGTTCAGGAAATTTTTGAGAACTGGAGGATGACCCTTGGAACACACAAAAACTTCATCTACTTTTTTATCTTCAAACAAATTTTGAGTTTCTTGTTTAAAGACATAGGAAAGTGATTGATTTTTCTTTTTCCAGTCTTCATATCTCCTATCACCTTCTCGGATCATTTCACCAATCCAAAGTTTGCTTGGATCAGTACAGGTGATAAAATTTGATACAAAAAATTCTACGACTTCTTGATCTGTTTTTTGTCGTGCTACTTTTTCAAACCAAAAACGATCTTTGCGTTTGTAAAAAGATTGAACAGTTGCACGACTTTTACCACAATACTTAAAGTAGTCATAACTATCTTTTGTAAAGTGATTCTTTAACGCAAGATATTCACGATATGCATCAAACGGCATCATTCAAAATACTAATTTAGCACGGGAAGTTTTTTTGAGAAAGTTAAGTTCCATTGCCTCATACTTAATTTTCTCTTTCAGTGGTTTAGAGATCAATTTAGGAATGGATTCTACATCAATACTATTCTTTTCACAGAAATGAATAATTGCATCAATATAATTCATATCCTCATTTGTATGCACAAGAGTTTCGATTTCTTGAGCAAATTTTGATGGACAAAAGAACTTACTCTCTAATGCTTTTTCTAATTCATTTTCCATCTGACCCAGTATTGTGATGTACAAATTCTTTGATATATCGGACTAGTAACTTAATATAATCCCCTTTGTTCCTTTTGTCAAATACTTTGACTTCACCACCAGGAGTGACCATCAAAGTAATTAATTTTTTAATTGGAATTTCTGTCATTTCATAATATGAAGCAGCATAAAACATTTCTTGAACGAAATAGTTTTCAATCCACTCTTCTGGTTTAATTTTGTCTGAAGTTTTAAAGTCAATTACCGCAAGTTCTCCTTCATATTCAGCAATACAATCGACTCGTCCTGCAAGCCCATAGTACTGTGAATATAAAGTTCTTTCAATTGCGTGTATGTTATTTATCTTATCAAGTTCTGGTTTGAGATGATAAAACATAAACTTTGTTAGGGGTTGATAATCATCCCAGTTCAGTTCTTTGTTTTCAAGATAGTCCTGACAAACTTGGTGAAAATCAGTCCCTCGTGCTGTTGCTCTTTTAGTAATACGATTTGCTTCTTCAAGACCAACACGTTCTCTCCACTTCACAAAAATCTGTCTATTGTAGAAAGACGTTACAGAAGTGATAGAAGGCACCCACTGACCATCAGGAAGATGATACAGACGGATGCCGTTTTGTTCTTTCTTTTCTAATTCAAGATCACCTAAAAAATTATGATGAATAAAACTCATACACCTACTTCCATTTTTGCAAGAATATATTCTTTGACTAATCCAGAACGAACAATGTCTTCTACACTAAACTCAATGACATCAATAGAAGGCATTATACGAAGAACCTTCATAAAATCAACAATCCCATTCTTTTCATTTGTTCGTATCAAATCAGATTGTGTTGCATCACCACAGAACATAATTTTAGAATTTTCACCAACACGAGTGATGATAGAATCTAATTCGTGAAAATTAAGATTTTGAAATTCATCTACAATAATAATTGAATTATCCAAAGTAGTTCCACGAATAAACGATGTACTCCAAAAACTAATTGTTCCTTGAGTTTTGAGATTACCATAGAGCATTTCAAAACTAGCATCATCTGGCATTTCAAACATATACTTCACCATATTCTTATAAGGAATTTGATAAAGTGAAGACTTATCTTCGTGATCTCCAGGAAGGAAACCAATTTCTCTTGTGGCAACTAGTGAACGAACAATGTAAATTTTTTCATATGGAGATTTTTCATCAAGAACATCTTTTAGTGCATTATAGAGTGCAATAAAAGTCTTACCTGTACCTGCACATCCATAAGCAACAATGTTTTTATCCAATCGGTAAGATCTAAAAAATTCTTCTTGATTATCAGTGAGAGGTTCAATATCTCTCATCAAATCCACACTAATTGGTTTTTTCCTTTTCATTTGCTTATTGCTCATTCCAAAAGGAACTGGTGTTGCTGGTTGATTTCTTTTTCTTGACATTTACTTTCTAGATTGGTTTTACTTTGGACCCAGGAGCTTTTGATGCTTTGTGTAAAATATCGTTCCATCCAGGATGAGATTTTTTAAGTCTGTCATACACCTCTCCAACTTCACCAGATGAAGGGCAAGTTGAAGGATCAGACCAATCTCTATCCCAATCAGAGTTGTCTTTCTTCCATTGTTCCCAATCGTGAACACTCATTGTCACTTCTTTTTGTTCACCAGTAACTTTATTATAAACAGGGTATGTTGCCATATGTTATCAATTACAACAAAAATATTTATTCAATAGTGATGGATGGAGCATCCATACACTCAGCACATCCTTCACGAGTCCAACTAAGTGCCTCAGATACTGCAGGAAACTGACAAGTAAAAATACAACGAATCAGTTCTGCAATCTCCATATGTTCCTTCTGTGTTCCGTGTGCTGAACGAAGATCAATGTAATGAATCCAAGAACGCACAGAACCCGTCATATAGAGTCTTGTGGGGGTTGCTAAGGGCAGTACAAACCTTGCACACTCTTTTGCCACACCCTTATCCAGAAGACGATTGTAGATGCTCTGAGAGTGTTCAAAAAGCACACGAATATCTTCAAGCAAAACCAATTTCAAATAATCAGGAATATCATCAATACTATTTTGACGATTTTTAGTATCTTGCCTACGAAGTTCAGGGAGAGGAATTGATTTACTTAAAAGTCCAGTATCAGCATATCGTTGAGAAAACTCTTGAAAAGTAAAACTACGATGTCTCAAAATTTGTGCTGCAATACCTCTTGTAGTATTAATCTCAACAGTCATTGAAGCCTGTTCAAAGATACTCCAATGCTGATGCTGAATACAATACTTAAGTAATCCAGAAAACTTTTCATTCTGTTGATTATCTGGATTACTTACCCGAGCACAGTATGCCATATGCTTTTCTGCATCTGGAGTAACACTAATAAGTTTAACTTCTGGTTTCATAAACTCAAATTCATCAATCTGCGTATCCATCGTCATCTTCATAAAAAACTTCGTCGTAATCGTTTATATGTGGGGCAATTTCTTCATACTTATATGAAGATGTATCAGAATAAATCTCTGACTTAAGGCAATCAACTAAAGACTCAAGATTTCTTACAATAAGCTTAAGCTTTTCTTTATCCATCTTTATTAACCTCAACAAAGGTAATTATACATAAAAAAAAGAGAGGTGTCAAGCACCTCTCTTAAATTATGCAACTTGTGGTTGCTTTGCCATATTCAGTTGTGCAATTTTAAGAAACTTTTCTTTTTTTGCTTTAAGTTTAAGATAACGAACAAAATAAGTGTTCATTTTTGCCCCTCCTTTATAAACTTAACACCACGATAAGTTTCATTATATTGTTGGGACTGTTGTTGTGCCTGCTGTTGTTGCTGGCGACGAACTTCGGTGTCATATGCGACACCACGGTATACGACTTGTGACATTAGGGTTCTCCTTAGTTGTTTAAGTTAAAGAGCGTTCCTTCAGTCGGCTTTTGCGTTCTCTATTTGCGAATAGAGAATGAACGATCCGTTCCGAGTCGGCTTACTTCCGTTCCCGTTGGGAATGAACGTATAGGTAGTTTAATCTACCCGACGTATATAGTCAAGCAATTTTGTAACTTTTGTTACCTTTCAATATAACTTAGTGTATGGTTTGATGCATAAAGTTGCTGAATGATAATATCACATCCAATCTTTGGATTGCAATCACCACAAGTATAAACATCTACTGCAGCTTTACCTTCTTCAGGCCAAGTATGAATACTAATATGACTTTCCGACAACAAGCACATTACAGTAACTCCTTGTGGTTCAAACTTTTTTGAAATCGTTTGAACCACAGTCGCACCAGATGCCGCTGCTGCATTTTCTAGTAAATCTATGAGGCAAAGTTCATCATTCAAAAGAACAAATGAACAACCATACAAATTAAGTAAATAGTGCTTGCCCATTTTTCATAGGTTCTCCTGTCCTTCTTGAATTAATTTGCTGACATATGTTTCGGTTCCGTCCATAGTTTTAACTTCAAAAAGAGGAGACCTTTGATACTTTTTAATTTTCTTGTATTTTTTTAATATTTTATTTATCTCATCTTTATTGATAGTAACATCAATTTTTTCCTTACTAAATCCTTCTGTCATCTTCTTTTCTTTTTCTCTGGTTGCCTATACCCCCAAAGTTTGGGATTTACTCTTCCATATCCAAAGTCAATTTTTTTGAGTGTTCCAGGACCATAAGTGTCATAATACATATCAAAAATGCGAATCTTGGTTCCTCTTGTTAAATCAAGATATTGTTTTCCATCAATTACATACCAAACTAAGTAAGCATCACTTGGAAAAGAAGAATCTTTTGCTTTTTCAAGGGTTGTTTTTTCTAAAACAATTTCACAACCATATCGGGATGGCAGAATATTTTTTTCTTCTTTTTCAGATTCTGCCATACTTTTTTCTCCACTTACTGCAACTGTCACGAACGTCCACCCCATTGAATTTCGGGATAGGATTCTTTCACATTATCAATACTTATTTTGTATTTATTTGTCAACCTCTTATCTTTTGTAAGAATTAATACTTCTGCTTCTCTTGGATGAAGTCCTTGAAGAAGATTAATAAACATCATTTCTCTACGAATTGTAGAAAGTGAGTCATTACCACCTTTTACATAGTGATAAAGGTTTTGATATTCTCTGCGGAGAGATGTGCGACCTCTTCCATCTAGATCTTGACCTGTTGCCGATTCACCTCCAGCAGCTTCTCTTGCTAGATTTTCAGACAGAGTTCCAGCATAAACAGATTGTTCATCAGTATTCGCATACGGAACTTCACCGTCAGGAAGAAGAGAAATTACTGTATCATCAAAGTTCCAAATAAAAACAGTCTTTAAAGAATCGTGTTCATATGCTTTAAGAACTTCAACTTTTTTTGCATTGCTTCTTTGCTTTGAAACAAGTTCTAAAACTTCAAATACAAATGGGTTGGATGGAAGACTCTCAATTGGAGTTTCAGTCTTCGTCTTCGTCGTCTTCGTCGTAGTCATAATCGCCATAATTTTAATTTTAATTTATTTACATTTTAGAATAATTTAATTTATTCGTCAATCTGTTTATTTAGTTTGTAAATTTCTCTTCTTTTTTGATTTATAATTTCTTTGTTCAATGAATATTTTTTTCTTCTTTTTTTATTTCTTTTTTCTTTTTGTTCATTCGTTTCATTTTCCCTGTATTTTTTAGCATTTATTCTAGATCTTATTCTTCTTGCTTCTACCTTTTCTTCCAAAGTTTTGTATTTTGAATTTGGTTGTTCTCCACCTAAAGATATATTTACAAGAATGCCTCTATCACATTTTCTTTTAAAAATTGATATCATATATTCTTCGTGAATATATGCTTCTTTTTCACTTTTAAATTTTTTAAGAATAATGATTTGATTTTTGTTTTTTGGTTTTAATTCCTGCCCATTTTTTCTTTTATGTGATTTGTATGCTCTATTACCTTCACCTTTACCAATATAATAAGGTGTTCTATCCTCACGCAAATATGCATAAGTGTAATACATTTCTGCTCTATCGTGATTCGCAATATTATTTATAAAAGAAAAGGTGCCTAAACACCTTTTCTACCCGATAGATGCGAACCACACAGGCAGTTTTATTTATTCATCTTCATCTTCATCATCATAATCAAAATCATTCTCAAATCTCACAGCTAAAATTTCGTCGGGTATTACATTACCATTAGAGTCAAACATCTCTGGGTGTGTAAAAATTGGTTGTGTTTGATAGAAATGCTCTTTTGCTAACCATCCTACCACACCTCCTACAAAAAAGAACATAATTGAAACTAATGTTCCTATAGTTAGAGTTACTGCTAACATTTTTCTTCTCCAGAGAGGTTTATTTTTTCCTAATGTCGAAGTGAAATTCAATAAAAAAATGAAACTCTCTACGGAAGAGAGAAATCATTTTACCAAACTTCACTTGAAAAGTTTTTGGTTTTGATTTCTCCTTCCTCCTATTGCGTAGTAATAGTTCAACACCCCGATTAATTTGGAGTTCATTATTATTTAGTGTTTTTCTTGCGTCTTCCTGGTCGTTTGTCATTACTATATTTCCAAGCATCTTCTAAGATGCCATAGATGTAGTTTCTAATTTTTCTTGCTTGAGGTTTTGGAATATGTCCATAAGCCTCACGAAGTTGTTTATGAAGATCATCAGCACCACCTTCCAAATACGTATCCAAATCTATTACAAGATTATTAATTTCATTTGCTGTAGCGCTTTCAATAAACTCTTCAACTTCGTATCTTTTTGTTCCACGAATTTTCAAATAATCATAAAACTTCAAAACAAATTGTCCATTAAAGGCATAATCGATTGCCTTTTCAACATCATTGTAAACTTCGTGAAAATTAGTATTCATTAAACTAGATTTTGCTCCTTCAAATATTGAACTGTATCGGAGCAACCTCCGATATGTTTTTCATCAACAATTACTTGAGGAAAGGTAGACCCTTCTCCAAATTCGGCATAGAACTCTTCACGAGTAAAATCTACATTCAATTTGTAAACCACGTATTGTAGTTCTGCCAATTCTAGCACCTGCTGAACTTTTGTGCAATATGGACAACCATCTTTTGAATAAACTGTAAATTTCATATTTCTTAATAAAACTGAAAGTTATTTAGCATTGACTGGAATTCTTTGATCTTCTAGAAGTTTTAATTGTCCAGCATCAAGTAGTTGTTGTTTTGTTGTACATTCACCTTCTTTTACGTTTGATGCAACGACATTTGTTGTAGGAAGTGCTTTTGGAATTTCAACATCAATTACTGGACTCATCAAAACTTTATTTCTTGTAATCGTTCGGTTTTGTGGGTCAAAGGCAATCATTGCATATGCATCCATTTCATCACCACAATCAACAATTTTTCTTCCTGTTTTAGTTTCAATTACAGAAAAATATTCTTCATTGTATTTTTTCATTTTTCAAAGTCTTTTGTTTATTGTAAGATGCTTCTGGTTTTCTGTAAAGTTGAGGCCAAGTATCTCTGATAATTTCTGCAAGTTTATAGGGAGTGTCTGAGGATATCATATAATAGTACCATTTTTAATTCTTTTCAATATTCTACCTATTTGAACAGGGTGCCAGATATTAGAACCATGACTAGTTTTAATACCCAACTTTTGCATTTCAGCACATATTTGCCGATATGTCATTCCGTTGTTCTGAAAAGATAAAATAAGGTCTTTGTATTCCCAAGCATATTTTTTTGCATTACGTTTTTTGATCTTATTATATTCTACAAGATTTTTAGAATTTCCAAGGACAACTCCCCGTTCTCTTGCTCTTTGTAATCCTTCTTTTGTTAATTTGCTATGATTAAGATTATTTCTATATGATTTACTATGAATCTCATTATGATGCTTAAAACATAAGGTAAGCATATTTGTTTCATCGTCACTACCACCATGACTTTTAGCAACAAAATGGTGGTGATGCAAATCATCTCTTGTTCCACATATAGCACAAAAATTTAAAATCATATAATATCTGCGAGTTTATAGGGAGTGTCTGAGGATATCATAATAGGGACATTAGAAAGAGGAACACTCCGAAGATCTGGAAGAGGAGGAGGATGAGGAGCATAAAAAAAGGAGTTCTTGTGGAACTCCTCTATTTATTTTTTGAGTTTTATATCAACCGATGGTTGGAGCAGTCAAGGCAACTGGCGTTGCTTCAACTGATGCTAGATCCAACGGGAAATTATGGGCGTTTCGTTCATGCATAACTTCCATACCAAGACCAGCACGATTTAGGATGTCTGCCCAAGTAGGAATTACACGATTCTGACTATCAATCAGGGATTGATTAAAGTTGAAACCATTCAAATTGAACGCCATAGTAGATACACCAAGAGCGGCAAACCAAATACCCACGACGGGCCAAGCAGCAAGGAAGAAATGCAGACTACGAGAATTGTTAAACGAAGCATATTGGAAGATGAGACGACCAAAATATCCATGAGCTGCACATATGTTATAAGTTTCTTCTTCTTGTCCAAACTTGTATCCATAGTTTTGCGATTCAGTTTCCGTTGTTTCACGAACGAGTGAGCTAGTGACCAGAGATCCATGCATAGCACTGAATAGAGAACCACCAAATACACCAGCAACTCCAAGCATATGGAAGGGGTGCATCAGGATGTTGTGCTCAGCCTGGAACACAAACATATAGTTAAAGGTTCCAGAAATACCCAAAGGCATACCATCAGAAAAAGAACCTTGACCAAAAGGATAGACAAGAAATACTGCGGTGGCAGCTGCAACAGGAGCACTATAGGCAACCATAATCCATGGACGCATACCAAGACGATAGGAAAGTTCCCATTCACGACCCATATAGCAGAAGATGCCAATAAGGAAGTGGAAAACAACCAACTGATAGGGTCCACCGTTATAGAGCCATTCATCAAGACTTGCTGCTTCCCAAATGGGGTAGAAGTGCAGTCCGATTGCGTTGCTTGAAGGAACAACAGCACCTGAGATGATGTTGTTGCCATACATAAGTGAACCAGCAACAGGTTCACGAATACCATCAATGTCCACCGGAGGTGCGGCAATGAAGGCAACGATGAAACATACAGTTGCAGCAAGCAATGTTGGAATCATAATGGTTCCAAAATGTCCGACGTATAAACGATTATTTGTACTTGTTACCCAACTAAGGTAACGTTCCCAGAGATTTTCGCCTGATTGGCGTGTAGCAATTGTAGCAGTCATTTGTTAAAGGGGTAAGTATGAGTTCAAGGGGAATTGAACAGTTACAGTATTCCCACAACACCCTCCATTGTGGGTATGAGAGACGTATTTATGGTGCAAAGTCTCGGTAAGCACCTTAGCAATGTTAGG